CAAATGTACACTTTTTTTCTTAATGCGACTACCGTATCAACGGTGTTTAAACAGGGTTTAATCTGTCTTCAACATTGGTTCCAGGGCTGCAAAGGCGGCCATGGAGAGCTGCAGGTCTGCTGTGGCTGCATCTAGAGCTGAGAGAGATACCTTGGCCAACTTAACAGGGATGTCTTCCTGCTCACGGTCTCGCACAATCTTCTCCCACTCTGCCTGGTATGGTGCGAAGTAGGCATCCAATCTCTGCTGCTCACCGTCTATCTGTGCCTTGAGGATAGCCTTGTCTTCTGGAGTAGCGGCAGCTGATTGCTTCTGGATGAGTTCGGCAATACCTTTAGAGATCTTCTCTGATTCCTCGCTCTTGTACTGATCTCTCAGATTCTTGAGGTACTCATCGTTTTCTTCTGCAATCTTTCTCGTGTTGAGCAGATTCTGTATGAGAGCGACACGGATCTTGGAGTCAGAGATCTTGTTCTTGTCCTGGATATGGACAAGGACATTGTACATGGTAACTGCATCTATGCGCTTCATACACTAGGCCTCCTCCAGTTCTACGTTGTTACCGGCCATCTCTGCTTCTATAGCCCCCACTATCTCATCGATGAGAGCATATGCCTGGGCGGAATAGGAGTCTTCCTCTGGAAGGATGTTGATGGTTCTTGACTTCCTGCCTGAATAATCAACAGACATCGAGATATTACCGATGTTCTTGTCTGACTCCTTGATGTTCACCTGAGCGGTGTTGAGTTCAGTTACCTTACCCTCTGAGTTCAGGGTTGCTGAAAAGTTGTTGGTCTTGAGCACTTCTCCCTCATAGGAAGCCTGCACTCTGGTCTCTTTGGAATTAATTTTTAACATGATAAAAATGATTAAAGGTTTATAAATGGTATTTCAAAGCTGTTTACATGGCCATGTCTCTCTCTATGGCTTCTGTGTTCTGTCCGGAGGTAAGCTGCAGTACTATAACTGTCGGCTCAGTAGCTCCAGTCCAGCGTACAGGCTCATCTTTGTCTGGATCTAGGATAGTGATCACAGCCTCTTCCCCGGCGGCTACCAATTGCGCTGTGGATGTGCCAATCGTGGTTGCTATCAAGGCATCTTTTGGAGCGGCGGAAATGCTGATATTAGCGGCAGATGTACCGGAGTTCCTGACTGTGACAGACAAGTCTGTCAGTACTACTGTCGATCCTGACAGAGAGAACTGGGCGCTGATTGAAACCACTGAGAAGCCTGTGGCTGAATGCTCTCCGCCACTTCCACTTCCGCTTCCGCTGCCGGACCCCTGAGATTCTATCCACCCGTAAGGCTTGCTGTTGTCATCAACGGCCACAATCTTGGTCCTGTCTCCTCCCTGAAATTCAGCAGGCCATCCATAGTATTTCCCCTTGGGGAGGTAATCCTCAAAGACATTATCTGTGATAGATGTGCCAGGAGCACCATGAATCTGCACATTGTAATGAGATGGGACTTCGGTGTCAAAGGATGCTAGTTGTGCTGATTCAAACAGTGCATAAAGTCCCGTTTGCCTGCTATAATCTGCGGATGTGATAGCCACTATGTATGGAGTTCCGGATTCTTTCTGACTGATGGATGTAACCTTATACACCTGCATGAACTCTACCGTGCCCAGGGAAGTGAACTGTACCGTATATGGGCTGGTATAGGTTCCTTCCTCGTTAGTCACGGATACAACCAGCCGCACCGTATCGCCTTCAGCGAAGTCTTCCGAAAGATGCCTGATTACCCAATCTTCAGTAACCTCCGCCTTGGCATCCAGGCTGCTTCGGACAGTTTCTTCCCACTGCTTGGTTGCTGTATTCCCGACAACTTTGTAGGCAGCAACCTTTACAGATGTGGTGTTCGAGTAGAAAGCAGACTGGATATAGTTGTTGAGAACCTTCATGTAGTTAGCATAACGAGCCTTTACGGTAGTTCCCATCTGCGCATCAGGAAGAGTGTTCAGGCCGGCATCGTTGAGCAGGTTATAAAGGTTCCCGGCTCCGTCCTTATGCCACTTCTTACCTCTCCTGGCAGCTATGTGGTGTGTATAGTTGAAAGAGTCTTTCTTCACACGGCCAACGAAAACCTCGTTTCCATCTCCATCTGTGTTGGTAAGCAAGTCGTCCAGGAAGAGGCGGTGTGCCACTATCCCGGATTTCTGGGCTTCAGTGAGCCCCGTAGTTGTATAGCCGTCAAGATAAGCTGCCAGCTGGAGTGCATACTTGTGCAGCACCCCCTTGCTGCCATCGCTGAGTTTGAGCATCTTGACCATACGGCTATATTTGTCTGCTGTCGCTCCCATAGTGTCTTTCTAATTTGCAAAAGAACCGGTCAAATCAATGTATTCGGCCACCTTTCCTGCCGGTACGGAAGATGGCTCTATTGTAGGTACCAGCATCATGCTGGTGCAGTCTATCTTTGGTGCAGTGACATGATCTTCTACGGTCACTGACTTGAAATGAGCATCGGCATTGACACACTCTGTGATCTTGGTGAACATGCTCTCACTGTCAAGGTCAAGTAACTCGTAGCCGAAATTCATGATAGTGTCAGCATTGGCTATATTATCGGCATGTATAATAGAGTCAATGGCAATCATTCCACCTTGGTAAAGAGCATCGGTGTCATTACAACTGCCTAACAGAATGTACATGTTGGCTGAACTTGTGTTACCATCTCTGGCAAACGCCACCCTCCCGGCAAAGGATCCTTCAATGGCACAGGACGGATAGAGAGCGCAATAAGCTGCGGCTGTCAGGTTAAAGGCTCCTGCGCTTACCGTTATCGTACTGCTAGGAGACAGATTAAATGGACTGTATATCACAATCTTGAATGTTACATAGGCTCCCATACTGGATGGTATCTTGATGGCGAAAGTTCTAGCTTTCTTGGTATTCCGGATGGCGAAACGAGCCACACCATAAAGCATAGTTCCTCCCATTGTGCCGGCACATTTGGTAGATACATTTATGGTGCTATACACATTTTTGAACGGATAGATAGTATTGCCGCTGCGGTATCCTATGGAAAGCAGGTTGGTGCCTGTGGAAGAGCGGATAGTGCCGTCTGACCACAAGGTCATGGAGTAGTTCTTGGAACTGCCAAAGCGCAAATATGTCTGATAGCCGTCAAGGTAGAGATACTTGCTGTTTCCGGGCAAGTCGTAACCTATTGAAAGATTTCCGCTATTGCTCATGAGCATCACCCTCTGGTTGAGCGTTCCGTTGTTGGCATATATGCTCTTGTCAGACGAAGTGTCAAAGGTTACATAGCCCGTCAGCGTTCCTCCTGAAAGTGGCAAATAGTGCGCAAGGCTTCTTGTAGTTCCGTTGGCTATGTCGTCCAGAGTCAGCGTTATGTTGCTTGAGAGGGCCTTGCTGTTAATGGTTCTGGTCGTTGGAACATAGTTGCTAAGTTTTCTTGTACTGCCATCGGTGACTTCATCCAACGTGTATGACGGTTTGGTTGTTGTCTTCGCCCATGCCGGCACTGTGGGATCTGACTCCGTGAAGGAGGTCAGATAACCGGCATCAGCATGATTGCCCCATCCATAAGCTGAGTTCCAATTCGATATCTGGGTATCTGTAACCAATCTATGTGTTGAATCTCCAGAGAAGGAAGCCAGAGTCGTAGGTCTGGATGTAATTTCTGTCCAGGAATAAGATGGCTTAGTGGTAGCCAGAGCCCAGTCTGATAAGATGTCGTTGGTAAACTGGGAAAGTTTAGTAGGATGTGAGCCAATCTCACTCCAGGAGTAGCTGGGTTTGCTGGCCGCCAGTGCCCAGGAGGAGATAATATCGTTAGTAAACTGTGAAAGCTTGGTTGGCTTGCCGGTAATGGAGCTCCATGCCATTGAGGTTGGAATTTCGCTCTTCAGGGCGTAATTGGCCAAGCTCTGGTGAGAGGTTAGGAACTTGGCATCGGCCTGAGTCTTCGTGTAGTATGAACTGAGTGTATTTGAAACAACAGCGTCTGCATAGGTGCTGTATTCCATTATACGTCCATACTTATAAACATAAGCAGTGTTATTTGCTTCAAAGCATACTCTATATCCGGCTGCCGTGTTAGTTTCCGGATAGATTACTCCCAAACGTATATAAATCTTACCGTCATCTTCAGTTGGATACTCATCAGCCCAAGGCTTTGTCTGGTCCAGATAGAAATAACCATCATCACCGATATTTCCAACAATGAAGAAAGGATTGTTGCATTTAAGTGTTGCTCCACAGTTGAATGTGTATCTCACATCTATCAGTGAGTAGTTGTTCCACATTGTCGCACCGTCATGTGTGTATTTTGCTCCGGCTGCATATGTATTAGTGGAACCATAGTAGAAGACACTATCCATCAGTAGAGGTCCGGAAAACATAGTCTTGGAAGTTCCTACGCTATTATTAGTCTTGGTTAGCCCGGTTATTGTTCCATCAGGACAGAGCATGACAAGCATATACCTACCGATATATCCGTCAGAGTTCACCATATACCTGAAGTAGTAATTGGCAGAACGGTAGTCGCTATCGCTGTAATACTGGCTGTGAATCACCCATCCGTCAGTGTAGGTCGTACCATTTACCAGTTCTCCTGTTGATGTAGTTACTTTATATGAACCAGCAGATGTGCGGTAAGTTAAAATCAACTCAGCATAAGTTCCATAATGCGATGTCAGCCTGTTATTGTAAGCATACCATACGACTTTCGGCCCCAGGCCGTTTACATTTAGTGTGTTGTAACTTTCTCCGCTGGCGTAGTATGATGTATTGAGTCTTAACTTTATAGTAAGCCCATCGTACAATGAAGAAATGCCGTCTATCTGTGCTGTCCAGTGACCTCGTGTATCTGATGTGCTCGTTGCTCCTGCATATATAGTGTTTGTGAACTGTGCTATCTGAGCGTCTGTAACCAGCCGGTGGGTAGAGTCTTCAGAGAAGGCTGAAAGGGCAGTAGGCCTGGATGTGATTTCGCTCCAGGAGTAGCTAGGCTTGCTGGCAGCTAAAGCCCAGGAAGAGATGATGTCGTTGGCAAACTGGGAGAGCTTGGTCGGTCTGCCGGTGATGGAAGTCCAGGCCATTGAGGTCGGGATCTCGCTCTTCAGAGCATAGTCTGCCAAAGACTGGTGGGAGGTCAGGAACTTGGCATCAGCCTGGGCCTTCGTGTAGTAGTTACTCAAGCTCTGGTGAGAAGTAAGATATCCTTGCTGCTGCACCCAGGACTGAGTAGCATAGTCAGTCAAGTCCACATTGAAAGATGCTGCTGAAGCTGGGTTGTAGGTAGTCTTAGTGACACCGTTAATCTTCAAGACGAGGTCTTTCAGGTCTGCTGGAGTGATGGCACTGGCCGCTTCTCCGAAGCTGCCGGAATTGTCTATATACTCGAAAACCTTGCCGGACTCCGCAGTTGGCTCTACCTGAGGAATGGCCAAAGCTCCGGTAACATCGAGATAGGATATATGCTTCTTGCCTGAGATGGTCTGCTCACTGGCCAGGTCAACGAAGGAATTGCCCTTCGTAAAGGTCAAGGCATGGCCAGAGCCGGATACGCCGGTGATGGCATTGCCGGAACCCGTGGTGGAGAGGGAGGAATAACCGTCTGTGATGCCGTAGCCGGAAAGAGAGTTCGGTTTGGAACCTATCTCGCTCCAGGTATAAGATGGTTTTGTAGCAGCCAGAGCCCAGGAGGCCAGGATATCATTATTAAAGTCTGAAAGCTTGGAAGGACTGTCTGTAATGTCAGCCCATAGGTGGCTGTGCTCTTTGGCCGCCACTGCAGAAGCTAGAACACTGGCTGACCATACCCTGTTAGACGTGTTTGCTCCTGCATCGAAGAGAGCCTTTGTTCCTGCAGAATAGGTCGTATCATAATATGCTTCTGGCCATGCTCCTGTATATTTTGTTGATGATCCTGCAATAGATACATTCTCCAGATAAACAAAATCAATCTTTGAACCTGCTGGGAAATGCGTAGTCAAGCGACTGGCTCCTCTTAGATAGAGGTTGAAAGTCTTGGTTGTGCCATCTCCAAATGTAAGCGTAAGGGTAGCGTTTCCACTACCCGCATACGGCAGCCAGTAGGTAAACCTGTATCCAGAGGTCATGTCTGAGGCGGTGGCCAAGCTGCTCACTCCAGTCCAGGAACCAGTGGCCGCAGTCTGAGTGCCCATTATCAGTTCCCCATAAGACCTGTTCCAAGCCGAGATCTGACTGTCTGTGACCAGTCTGTGAGTGGAGTCTTCCGAGAAGGCAGAAAGGGCTGTCGGTCTGGATGTGATTTCGCTCCAGGAATAAGATGGCTTAGTAGCAGCCATGGCCCAGGATGATACTATATCATTGGTAAACTGGGAGAGCTTGGTTGGGCGTGAGCCTATCTCGCTCCAGGAGTAGCTAGGTTTGCTGGCGGCCATAGCCCAGGAGGCCAGGATATCGTTGGTAAGGTCAGAGAGCTTGGTTGGTCTGCCAGTGATGGCAGTCCAGGCCATTGAGGTTGGGATTTCGCTTTTCAGAGCATAATCGGCCAAAGACTGGTGTTGCGTCAGGTATTGGCTATGCGTATGGCTGGTGATGTTTCCAGTCAAGACAGCCTCCACCATAGCCTTGGAAATTCCCTGCAAGTAGTTTTTGGCTTCCACCCAGGCCTGGGTCGCATAAGACGTCAAATCTACATTGAAGGATGCAGATGAAGCTGGGTTGTAGGTAGTCTTAGTGACACCGTTAATCTTCAAGACAAGGTCTTTCAGGTCTGCAGGAGTGACAGAACTTGCCTCCTCTGCAAATGAACCCTCATGAGAGATGAACTCAGCGATTTCTCCTGAAGATAGGCTAAAACCAGCATCCGAAGGATCCTTCTGAGGAACAACCATTACAGCTGGTCTTATGAGTTGGGAGGCGTGGTCATGAATTGTGTTTGCCTTCTGATCTAACAGACTTTTGACCATCAAGGAAGACAGAGCATTGGTATCAAGAAAGTCAGATGCAGAAACTTCGGAAGTGGTTTTTATAAGGTCTGCGACACGGATATATCCGGACAAATCCACGTCAGCCATACCACCACCTCCTCCAGAGAAAGCAGAACCACCGCCTGCAGCTATGTTGACTTCTCTTCTTTTCTTGGATCTGGGCTGTGCAGGCCAACTAACTATTTGATAATTATAATTCCCCATAGCTAATTCTCCTCTTCATCGTATTCGATGGCATCATATTCATCCTTGGATATTTGGCAAAGTTCTATCTCAGAGCAACCCTGCTTCACATCTTGCCTTTCGCTCATCAAAGCAAACAGTTCAGATGTAGCCTGATCTGTATATGTGTTAAATCCTGTAGTGGCCAGGACTGTTCCGGAGAGTTTGGTATGCCTCGCTGCATAATGGGTGTACATAGTCCCAATGAGCAACTGTTCAAGAGTTCCTGTCTTGCCATTCCTGGAGTATTGCTCCAGAATTTCTCCAGAGTTATTATCCATAATGAACCCCTTAGCCATCGTTATATCTTTCTTGGTAGTTCCGAAGATTGTGTCAATGGACAACTCTTCTTTGGCCGATCTATTTAGCCAGGCTTTGATTTCAATATCTTCTTTATCTATGCTTTCTCCATACTGGTCAACGAGTTCCATCTTTGGGTCTTTGTAAAGGACCCAGTGGCAGTTGTCATAGTTTACTTGTTTAATCTCACTGTTGTCATCATAAATCAGTACACCTGTCCCGAAAACAAGTTCCAACCATCCCTCCGCTTGAGGCAAAGGAATCCTTTGTCCTTCGTTGTTATGCGTGAAGGACTTGGGAAGTTCTCTAGTCGTTATTCCAATGCATCTTTTGTTCGTTACAAATCCGTTTAAACCGGATTGCTTTTTACGGTCACTCTCATCATACCAGCAGAGCCATGCATCCCCCCAGGCGGCTTCACCGGCAATCCAGTCTCCGTCATCTTTTCTGCTTGTCCTGCTTTTCACACCTTTATTTTCATAATGGTATATTGCATTCCCTTCTGCATCTCTTAGGGTAAGTTTTATAGGTATGTATGCAAAGTTGGCCCTAAGGTTCTGTGAGTCCATTTTGCTTTGTTCATTGAATTCAGAGGCTGATTCAAAAGGATTGTAACGTGGATCAAACAAAAGGTCAACAGTCAGCTTAAGCTTGTTTTTGGTCTTGGCTCCTCCCCTGTATGTTATCCAAGGCTTTTCCGGACACGCAAAGAGAGCTCCAGCAGAAATACTTTGTGTAGGGGCATTGAGTTTTCGTTCATATCTGTCCAGCCATGAGCCGTTGTGATAGCTTGAACCCAAATGTCCAATGTCTATCGTCCAGGCTATGCCAAAAGACTCTTCTCCAGACACAATAGGTATGACGTGGTAAAACTTGGCATTACTGTTTTTGATGTCAAGTCCACTGGCAACCGAACCATAATTAATTTTGAAGCCTGCTAGACTATCCGAGTCATCATAATCATAATGAACTTCAAAGTCTTGAGAACTTGCTATATAGGATTTTTCGTTTATTTTGGAAGTAATGATATCTGTTACCTGATATGGAGAGAAGTTAATCTTGATTTTATTGTACACAACATCAACTCCAAGGGTTGCGTCATCACTATCCCAAACAACTTGCTCAGAAGGCACATCGCAGAGAGCGTTCCAGTCCCACAGATAGATTTTTCCGGCCTTCTGTCTTATGTGTAGGTCGTATGGCTTTAAGATACCTTCGAGAACTTCCATTAAGCTCATCGGCTCTCCGTCTTCATCGTAGAAGTTGTCGCAGACTATCTTGTCATTGGCGAGGAGATTTGCCGGGGTTACACCAGTACGACTAGTGGAGATATGCTGCACCAGTTCCTCAAATTGGATTCCGGTTGCTTCCAGGCAAGCGTCCAGCACCTGCCTCATGGTTTGGAATCCGGTAAGGTTACAGTCTTTTCTCTCCAGGATGGCGAAGTCAGAGAAAGTTATCTCCACATCATAGTTCTTCTCCGATATGTATGGTTCCTCATAGAGTTCAGTATCCAGTGTTCCACTCCAGTACAAAGAACCGTTCCGATATACATCCAACCTGACAGCCCCAACCTCTATCTGATACAGGTCTATGAACTGACGATCTCGGTCACTGTTGAGAATGAGAGTAGCTGCAGAACCCATTATGGTATCACTCTTCTCTATGGACTTCCAGTCAATGACCAACGGCTCCTCTCCATGAAGGGTAACCTCTTCAGGGGCAAAAGCAGAAGCAGCTTCCTGAAGGATTTCTATCCTCCAGAGGACCTGTGTAAGATCATAGAATTCGGAATAATACCTAAGATACTTCATACTATCTTCTGCTTCTGTAATGTGATTCCTTGCCAAGTACTCCAACTAAGTTTCGGCCCTCTATCCGGAAGGTTACGTTGCCTCCAATACCCAAATCTTCTCTTAGTAAGCCTTTTAGTTTATTGGCTGGCATAATCACTTCAGGATTAGTACTGGCTCCGGGATATTCACCCACCAGAGCTAGCGTGGGACCTGTAGCAATACCACCAGAAGCCAGTTTGGGTAGAGAAGTCATAAGGGCTGCAATGACAGCGGCCACGGTGACTCCAATTGCTATCAGATTATATGGGAATGGTATACCAGATGCAGAAGAAACTCCTTCAGCAAGGGCCTTTCCTTCTGCCGATACTGTCTCTGTTTCATTGGCAATTGTATTGCTCATTGAAGCAGAGACTTGCTGCTCGGACCCAGTGAGTGCATTCATGCCGGCTTGAAGAGAAGCTTGGCCTTTGGCTTTTTCAGCTCCTTCCTGTATCTTAGTAACCCCAGTGAGCATCTTGACAATCTCAATAATCTGGCTTATACTTTGATACAGACTAATGGTGCTGTCTATGATTCCGGAGATCTTCTTCCAGGCGTTACCTTGGCCTTTAATGGCTTCCGTCATCCCTTCAATGCTATTTCCTAAACCCTTGACAGAGCCCCATGTCTGAATCAATCCTTTGTCTGTACGGAGCAGTTGCTTGTAGTAACCAATATACTCATCCTGAAGCTTCTTTAAAGCCTTTTTCTGGTCCTCTGTAGCAGAAGGATCATTCATCATCTGCTGGATTTCCCTAATCTTTTGTGCAACTCCGTCAAGACCAACAAGCTCCAGCTTCATCTTCAAGGATTTGCCCTCAAGGTTGCCCAGCTGTCCTGTCTCCACCTGCATTTCAGCAATCCTGGTCTCTGTGGAGGCTGGTGCTTCCATCAGTTTTTTCTTCTGTTGAAGAGCATTGATGATTTTTTGTATATCTACATACTCCTGTCCTGATTTTTTCTTTTGGCGATTGCTATACCAGGAAATAGCTTCATCTAGTTCTTCAATCGTGTTGAGAGTTGAAATATCACCAGGTTTGCTTATTTCATCAATCACATCATCCCATTTCTTCTTAAGGTCTTCAAGTTCGACAATGTGTTCTTGAATCTTCTTTCGGTCAGTTTCTGAGGCCGTCTTCAGTTGCCGGCTGTAGAAGGATATCTCTTCCTCAAGCTGCTTGTAAGTCTGTATTTCTTTCGTCTTCAGTTCTACATGGGAGCTGTCTTCAAACGCTGTTTTAAGATCGTTTAAACGCTTTATTTCCGCATCAATGTTTTTCAGATCTTCAGCACTTGCTGAATTGCGAAGCTTCTGTTGGTATTCAATGGCCTTGTTAACCTGTTCTAATGACTGTATGTCGCCAACAGACTGTATCTCTTCAGGCTTCTGGGCTTCTAATAAGGCCTTCTCTTTCGCTTTGCTGAAGTCATCAACCTTCTTCTTAGCATCTGCGTATCCTTTTGCCAGATTGGCCAATTGCACTTTATCAGAGGCATCTGCCTTAGCAATTTGTTGTTCGTAATATTTGACATTATTGCTGAGCTCATTATAGTTTTTTGCCTCTGCGATGAGATTATCACCATTGTACTTTGTTTTGCCTGAAGCTCCGCTTGTGGAGGTATCTTTGTCGAGTCCACTTTCCCTACCCAACATCTTTTGCCTATCTTCCATCTGGCGGAGCAGTTTCTGAGCTTCCTTTGCCTCAGTTTCCTTGCCGGCCACACCAGCCAGATTTCCTACGGCAGTCTTTTGGTTCTTGATCTCATCCTCCAACTGGTTGTAAGACATCTCTCTCCAGTCAGCAACCTCTCCATTGCCAGATCCATTGCTTACAGCATTTCGCGCTTCTTCTGCCTTGCCATTGGTCTGATCTAAGTCTTTATATAAGTTATCAAGTTGCTTTTCAACCTCATCCCTCCTTCCTACAACAGTTTCATTGTATTCCTTGGCAGCAGCCTTTCTTACGAAGTAGCCCTTTCCCTGATTTTTCAGAGCTTTTTCAGCTCCGCCTTGGGCATCAACAGCAGCGATGACCTCATTAAGTTCATCTTTTTCCACCTCTAAAGCACCTATCTTTGCTGTCAAAGCCTTTGCTTTTGCTTCGTACCCTAATTGCCTACAGTAATCTTTGCTCTTGTTTATTAGGGTATCGTACCACTCTTTGGCTGTATTATGGTAACCGAAGGTCTCTCCATACTTTTCATTCAATTCCTGAATCTTGGCCGTTTCATCTCCATGCTTCTTTATCAGGTTCTCAAGCTCTACTATTTCTTTAGCCATAGCTCCACGAGCCTCTCCTGCAGCATCATTATATGCCTGTGTAGCTTCATCTACATTTCCAAGAGCATTAGAAGCCTCGTTGGCTTTTCCGGACAAACTACTAAATAGACTTACCAAGGCTGTGATAACTACTGATATACCCATTGTAAGGGTAGCATAAACGATGTTCAAGGCAACATTGAAGCCCATTGTTGCACCTGTAAGCGTCTTTACAGAAGCAACAAGAGCATGTGCTGATGCTGTTGCGAATTTTGATATTGTCCCGAAAGCTGTTGTGGCAGCAGCCGCTAATCTTGTTTTTACAACAAGCACGGTATGAGCAGAAGCTAAGGCTTGTATGGCAGCCTTTACCCTGTTATATCCGGCAACTACATTTGTTACACTTGACAGTGCTGCCATATAAGGCATCAAACTTTTTACAGCCTTTCCAAGTGCTTCCTTAACATCATCAATACGGTCCCTGAGATGCTGCATCCTTCCAGCAGGTGTTCGGGCGAGTTCAGCATTCATTCCTCCCACAGCTTCCGTTACAACCTGAGCCAATACAGCTGCCCTTTCACTCTCATCTCCGAACTGGAGAATATATTTCTGGGTCTCATCAAATTTATAGCCGTATCTTGAAAGAGCCTCTGTTTGACCGTTCATTACCTTTCCAAGCATAGAAGCAATCTGCGTAGCACTCTCTGCGCTAGCTCCTAGACCATATTGCTGAGCAACCATATCATTCATCACCGGAATCAATGTCTTCAGATTATCAGACATTGTAAGGTACGTGGCCAGCTCCTGAGAGGCGGCAAGTTGTACCTCTTCGCCAATGACACCGAGCTTCTGTTGTTCTGAACAAAGCTGCTTGATAGATTCGATCTCTACATTGGAAGCCCCCATAGTATTGCGCATGGCCTGAGCAAGCTTTGTTTCTGCCACTTGTTGCTCTTGATATGCAGATGTCCAATTATTAAACACTCCAGACAATTGTTGTACAACAGAACCAAGACTCTCCATAAGTTGTGTCCTTGATGCTAAGTTTACCATTTTAGCATCTAGAGTCCTCGCATTTTCATTGACATCTTTTAAGGCTCCACTGATATTTTCAAGGTCGAGTTCAAGGGTATGAAATTTATCCGCCCCATCAAACTTAAATTTTATTGCAACTGTTCCGTTTGCCATTGGTATAAATTTTGTTATATTTGCATAAACGATAGGACTATGACAACAATCTTTTCTCTCATCGGCCAACTGATTGACTTAATCAATATGCTTTGGGACATTTCTCCTATCAGTTTTATTATTGGTCTAATTATCTTGAGTATTGGCGGCTTTTATTCGTATCTTATTGTGAGGGAAACTATTGAGAACCCCAATGCTTATCCAAAAGGATACCTTGAGTTTCAAAAGAGATGTAAGAATTCAAAGTAACTATACTTTTTTTAGCCTCTTTTCCAACTCCTTCATCCTTTCATAACTGCTGGTGCCTTTGTGTACCTGGTTTTCCTTCTTGTCCCAAGGGAACTCCATTATGTCTGTGGGCTTGAGTGCCTTTTTGCTGTAAGGTGAGAGGTTTGTCAGTGAAATAAACCTTGTCTGTTCCCAGGTGAGTCTTATCCGGTCTTCCTCCTTCTTCTGAGCTTGCTCAACAATCTTTGAGAACTCAAAAGGGGTACATCGTTCAAAGTCCTGAAGACTCATCCCCACATACCCCAAAGCAATTCCCAATAGAGTCTCTACTTCTGTGATGGGCTCACCTTCACTTTTTTTTTGCTTTCTCCGGCTTCCTTGGCCATCTGGTCTGTGAAGCTGTTCAGCGTTTCAAGCTCGCAGGAGTCTGCAAACTCCTCAAGAGAAAGATTGAACTCCACACCATCAGCCTTGGAGGCACTGACCACGCAGCACCACAGGAAGATTACCATTCCGCTTGCATCGGAAGACTCCAGTTTGCTTATGTCCTGGCCTGTCTCCCTCTTGTAGCGGAGGAGTGCCCCCATAGTCTGCCTACAGGGGTATTCCTTGCCTCTTATCTTGATCTTCGCTCCCATAGACTAGCCAGCTGCAGTTGCAAGAAGATCCAGTTTGGTTTCGTCAACATCCACAGGACCATCGTTGTCCAGGGTGATGGAATAAGTAGCATCCTCACCTGCAGGAGCTGTGTTTTCCAGAGATGAGATGATGAAGTTACCAGAAACATACGGAGTCTCATCATTTTCTCTCTCAAAGCACTTCACCTCTACAGCCTGTCCTACCTTCCACTTGTTCAGAGCTGCCTTCAGACCACTTTCGGCCTCATTGTAGAAGCAGAGTCCGTCAGCCTTGACCTGAACGCTCAAGCCGGTAACCCTCTTGCTCTTGAACAGGGATGCTGCAGCTGCAGCCACGGAAGCAGCTGGCTTAACAGCCACATCCTTGGTCTCAGTGTTGAACGTGGTTGTATGGCTAGTGCAGTGTCCTGCCGCCTTGCCTGCTATGGAAACCAGCAGGTCACTACCATTTACATAGTTGTTCATATTGAAATCTTGTTTAAAAGGTTTTTAATTGTTGTTGCAATGCCGCTTAACTGCGGTTTGAAGAATATGAATGCCAGACGCAGCAGTACACACGCCAGGGCAGAAGCCCCTATAAATATGAGGTCTTTCTGCCACCAGGCAAGGCCGGTTTTCTTGCGGGTTGAAACCTTTGTCTCAACATTTGAAGAGCCAGCTGCTTTGGACTGGATGCTTTCAGAAACCAATGTGGTGTCGGCAGAAGAGGAAGATGATGTCACTTTGGAGTCTGAGGTTTGAAAGACTCCGTATTTCTTCCTGGCAGAGCTCTTTTCAATGGTCCTGGAAAGAACCTTTGAGGATCCACCGGAAGAAGTGTCCAACACTTCTGTAATCCTCTCCGACTCAACTTCAAGCGTTGAGGTATCAGACAGGTTCAGTCTGGAAGACAAGTCAAGAAGCTGTGTCCTAATGGAGTTCACAGACAGAGCGAGATCCTTCATACTGTCTGACTGGTAATGACTGCTCTCCGTCAGAGACTGCCTGGCTGACAGCCTCTGTGGAGCGCAGCTGCTCAGAAGAGCTGCAGTTATCAGTAAAAAGGAAGTGTATCTATGCATCTTTCTTGATTCTTGTAATGGTCTTGACACCATCCAGCTGTGCCTTGAGCTCTCCAACTTCTTCCTTAAGTTCTGCATTCTCCTTGCGGAGAGCCCCAACATCTTCCTTGAGCTCTGCATTCTCCTTCCTCAGAGCCACGACCTCCTGGTTTAGATCTATGGTCTTTTTAATAAGTTCGGCATTGTCCTTGGAAAGTGCGTTGATGGAGCCTTGCAGGTCTTTCAGGAAATCGTTGTCCCTTTTCCTCTTTCCGGCAAAGTATCCGGCCAAAGCCGTAAGCACCGGCAGCAATACTTCCAGAATGCCTTTTATGGTGTCAAACATTTCCATCCTGATTGATTCCTATCTTTTTCAGCCACTTTGGAACATCAAAGCAAGGGCAGGCCTTAGCTGCCACTTGGTTGTGTCCTATGATCTTGACATTCGGGTGCCTCTTGTGGAAGTCCAGGACATAAGTCTCCAGTGCTTTCAGCTGGGCAGCCGTACGGGTATCCTTCGGAGTTTTTGCATCCGACGCAAGCCCTCCTACATATACCACGTGACGGCTGATGCTGTTATATCCTTTGGCACCGTTGGTTATCTCCCACGGATCCACCCAGGCATCCTCGTTGTTATCTACCAGCCTCTCCACCTTGCCGTCCAGATGAATCATATCCGTATAACCAACCTGTTTCCATCCTCTGCCGCCTTTGGCCACGGGAAGGGTGTGCCAGGCCCGGATCTCTGCGGACTTGACTTCACGCCCTTCTTTGGTGGCCGTGCAGTGGATGACAAGGTATTGAAGCTGTTTGCGCATATTACTTGTTGTTTTTGGCTGTCTTTGTCTGCTTGGCAGGCTTTGAGGTTTTGCCTTCTGCCTTAGCAGACGGTTTGCCTGATTCCTCTTTGGTTTCTGCCGGCACGGCCAGACCTCTCCGCTGGAGGTCTGCGCAACGTGCGTCATCCTCAAAGTCAACCACCTGGCCAACTTCATAAATGACAGACTTTTTGAATTTGTCCTTGAAACGGGTAATTACCTTAACTTTCATGGCTGTCTAAAGTTTTGGTTAACCTTCTGGGACGGTTGCTGTGTAACCGCTCATCATTACAACTCCGGCATCTGCCTTCTTCGGCATAGCAATGAAGTAATGGCGGAAGTTGACCTTGTTGCGCTGATACTCAGGATCAGTCTCTGCCAAGCTGTGGTACATCTTTGTAGAACCGGTCGCCTTGAATATCCTGTTGGTGTAGAATGCAAATGAGCAGCGGAACTCTCCGGTTTCTGCAGCAGCATTGTAAGACTTCTTTGCTCCAGCTGTGGTGTAAAGCGGGGTTGCAGCAAACTCATAGATGTCAAAACCGTAGAGCCTTGCCACCTTGCCGTTGGCATTGTCCAGTCCGTACTGATGCTGGAAAGCCTCGCTCCAGCCCAGCATGTCATTTACATGATCAGGACAGAGTACAAGCCTCCTTCCGTCTGCCGGAACTCCGAGCTTGTCAAGAGCAGCCTTCATATTAATAAGATCCTGTCGTGTCATCCTCTTACGGCCGGTCTCAGCGACAACCTCACCGGAAGTACTGAGCACAGGAGTGGTGGCTGTATTGGATGCAGCGCAGATAGAGTGGGCTGCCTTGGCAAACTTGGCATCACTGATAGCGTTTCCGTGGCTCTCAAGCACTCTTGCCATCTTGTCATAGCTGAGCGCATGGAGTTCATCGTCAGTTACAGGAGTAACTTTTGTCTGGAACTTGTCAAGGCCTACTGGAATGTCCGAATCGCCCAAGACCTGAAGAGGAATAGGATAGGTCGTGTTGTTTATGAGCACATCCGGATCCACTCCCACATCTACAAGGTGAATCACATCATTGTCAACAAGGGCAGACATGTCAGGAATCCCGTCCAGCCATGTTCCTTCAAGACCTCCACGGAGTTTCTTGACCATTTCCCCGGTCCAAATCTCACGATACACTCCTGCACGGAGGATAGAATATTCCATCGGCAAGAAGCTGGCAGCTACGGCAACCAGGTTCATGCCTGCAGCACCGATGATTGGTTCAATGCCAACAGCGGCACCCAGAGTGGCTCCTGAGATGCAGTTGAGCATCAGAGCCATTGCAATAACAATAAATTTCTTCATAGTGTTTTTAGTTTTGTTCAATGTCACACTCAATACCATACTCTGCCTTGTATAACTTACAATACTGGGCATAGTCATGCTCCCTCATCGCATCCAACTGGTCAGCAGGCACATCGCTGAGCTTCTTGTACTGTCCGTCAGATACATTGGAGAGCATCTGGCTTGGCTTTATAACAGGGTTCATTGCCTGAAGCACATTCTTCAGTTCTGCCACGCCAATCTTCTTTCCGAGTTCTATGAACTGGGCCTTCTTGTCTGCAGAGAGTCTGCGGTCCTTGATGGCTTCCTCCACAGATGAGGTGATAGCTGACAGAGTCAGTTCCTCCTTCTCCTTCTTCAGGGCGCCAAGCTCCTTTGCAAGAGAAAGCAGGCTCTGGATCTTTTCCTGGACCTGCTTTTCTGTAGCAGTCTCAGGCAGCCCCAACAAAAGGGCTAATTGCTTTAATTCCATACGAGTTTCTTTAGGTTTATTGGTTAATAATGGTAATGGATTCTTCCCGTCTTTCCCCAAAGTGAGGATTGAGCCATCCCTGGAGAGTGTAATGGCATCGTCATTGGCTCCTATATCCACGCAGGAGACCTCATAGAGTTTGCTCTTGGTCACAGTGGGAGAAGTCTGGCCGAGTTCCAGAAGCTTTGGATCTTCGCTCAATTCCAGAATGTCGATGCCTACAGACACCATCCTCATGCTGCCTTCCTCATACTGCTTTTTAAGTTGCTTGGAAAGGTCTGTGGCCTCATCAAAGACCAGGACACCGGTAACCTCTCCCTTCTCTTTCTTAATGTCCTTCACCTGACCGACCACAACACCTCTCTGGTGCATATACAGCAGTACAGGATTCCTCTGGTACTGGTCTATGTCCATCCCCTCAGTGAGCACCCTGGTGCCATAACTATTCAGCCTGTCATTGGTAAGCCTTACTCTTTTC